TGTAATATTATCAATGTCATCCCAATATTTGTTATTAGGTTCTTTCCAATGTGGCATAAAGTAATTGTCTGGATCACTTTCGTCTAACAATCCATCCCATCCATGAACATCAGGATGTAATGCAAAAATTTTACTAAAAAGGTGATTGCCGCTTCCTTGCGGTCCAAAAAGCAAAATGATTTTATTTTTTTGCTCGTCCATTAAAAAAATCCATAAGTTTATTAAATTTCATAAGTATTTAGTAAAAAAATTTTAATTTGCAAAAAAATTATATTTTTGTTAAAATTATTAATTAAATTAGGAAAAAAATAAATGAATAAGAAAATTTTTGCCTATTTGCTTAAAACTTTAAATGAATCATTTAAGTTGGAAAAGTATAATGAAGTTCGCAATAATTTAAATGAAAATACTATTTTACAAGATTTGCCATGGACTCTTAAACGTTGGGAAAAATTTAAGAAAGATGTTAGTGAAACATTTCAGGGTGTTGATTTAGAATTTAAAGGCACTTTAAAAGAATTTACAGAACACGTTGATTACAAATATCAATGTCGTGTATGGGGTGGTGAAATGTGGAAACCTCGCACAGAAGTATATCGTTTTACTGGTTGGAATACAGTAAAAGATGTAAATGATCTTAAACCACGTGCAGTACTAGATGTTGGTTGTGGGTTCAATCAATTCAAAGCACATATTCCCAATTTAATTGGAATTGACCGTTATAATCCTAATGCAGATTATATGGTTGAGATTATGGATTTTAAATGGAAACCAGAAAGTTTTGATGCAATTATTGTTTTTGGTAGTATTAACTTTTACAATTATGAATGGGTAGCTGAACGTTTTAGTAGAGTATTTGAATTACTTGCGCCTGGTGGAACAGTATTCTGTCGTGCAAATCCATTTAATACAGGTCCAGAAAATCAATGGATTGATCCTTATCATTGGGATTTTGATACCGCAGTTCGTATTGCAGACGAAAATAATGTAAAATTAGAAACGTGGAAACAAGATAACGGTGACCGTTTCTATTTCGTTTATCACAAAGCATAATTTATAGGCTGATCTTACCATAAATATCTTGTAGGATCAGCAATGCCACGTTTAAGTTTATATCGTGAAAATCATACCAATGATTACAAATGGCAAGATAATCGCATTCGTGAATTATTCACGATAAGTTGCGTTGGTATCAATGTGCACAAATATCTGGGACCAAAAGATAATGGTCAATCTACAGATATTACACAGCCACAATATGCAACACAAAGCGAAAAAAATATACAAGATTTGTTATTTTTAGAAAATCGTGACCGTGCTTATGATAAGAATGTTTACAACTTGCGTGGACATTATACAATACAAGACAACGATTTTAACTTAAGTCAATTTGGTCTTATGGTAACACAAGACACACTTTATATTACATTTCATATGAATGATATGAGTGAGCGTCTTGGTCGTAAAATTATGCCAGGTGATGTTTTTGAATTACCACACTTACGTGATTTTAATCCACTTGATGAAACACTACCTGTCGCACTTAAGAAGTATTATGTAGTTCAAGAAACTGCACGTGCAAGTGAAGGTTATGCACAAACTTGGTGGCCACACCTATGGCGTTGTAAAGTAGTGCCAATGGTAGATAGTCAAGAATATCGTGACATTCTTGATGCAGATGCAGGTGAAAATACTAACAGCACACTACGTGATTTGTTAAGCAGTTACACTAAAAACCTTGAAATTAATGCAGCTATTGTTGCACAGGCAGATAGTGATGTTCCAACCAGTGGATATAGTGTAAACAAACTTTACATTTTACCAACAGATGATGGCATTAGTCCTGTTAAAGTTATTAATGGTTATTTGACAGGTGATGGTGAAGCACCAAATGGTTTACCTGTTACAGTTGATACAGCATTTCCATTAAATCCACAACAAGGACAGTATGTGCTACGCACTGATTATGTACCAAGTCGTTTGTTCCGTTATGATGGAACAACTTGGAAGGCAATACAAGATGTTCAACGTGCTAATATTACTGGTGCAAATACAAATACACAACTTGGCACATTTATTAATAATACAGCAACAGTTAAACTTGCTAATGGTTACACAATTCAAAGTCGTGAAACATTAAGTAATCTGTTCCGTATTCAACCAGATAAGATAGGATAAACCGTGGGTCAGTATTTTTACGATAAACAAATACGCCGATTTATGAATCAGTTTGTTCGTATATTCAACGAAATGTATGTTGAATATGGCAAGGATGCATTAGGTAATAGTATTCTTTATCGTGTCCCTGTTCGTTATGCAGATACAAATCGTCAAGTAAGCACTATTCTTAAAAACAATAGTGAAAACAGTGTTCTTAATGTTCCTATGATGGTTTGTTATATTACAAAAGTTGATTATGACCGCAGTCGTATGCAAGAACCAAAGTTTGTTGATAATCGCAGTGTGCGAACACGTGCAACAGATCCACTAACTGGTAACACCAATACACAACAAGGACAAAATTATCAATTAAAAAGATTAATGCCAGCACCATATCGTCTCACAGTCAATATGGAAATGTGGACAAGCAATTTTGACCAAAAATTGCAGCTATTTGAACAAATTGGTTGTTTGTTTAATCCAGATATGGAAATACAAAACACTGACAATTATCTTGATTGGACAAGTTTAAGTTATATTTTATTAACTAACTTTAATTGGACATCACGTGATATTCCTGTTGGTGCAGATGACCCTATTGATGTTTCAACATTTACATTTGAAATGCCAATATGGTTGTCAACACCAGCTAAAATACAACGTCTTGGTATTATTCAAAGTGTAGTTAGTAACATTTATGATGCAAATGGTAATCCATCAACTGCTCTTGTAGAAGCTGTAAACAATTTAGGTAATCGTCAATACTTTACACCTACTGGTTATCAAGTTTTAGTTAATAATGGTAATGTAAAATTATTACCAAAAGGTGGTCCGACAATATATTCTAACAGTTATAGTATGCCAACTACCACTGCAAATAGCATTGCGTGGGCACCTGTCATTAACTTATTTGGTAACATTGCAAACAATTACAGTATGATGTATTTGACAAATAGCACTACCGAAGCACTTATTACAGGAACTGTTGCTTACGATCCAAACAATCAATATAATTTGTTTTTTAATGTAGATAGTGCTACTATACCAACTAATATATTAACAAGTGTTAACGCTATTGTTGACCCTCGTGTAAACGGACCTGGTGTTGGATTACCTAACGCAGCTGTTGGACAACGATACTTAATAGTGAATAACAATATTGGTAATGCATCTACAGGTAACGCACAGGCAAGTTGGAAAAATGCAAACAATAGTATTACAAATGCACAACCAAACGACATTGTTCAATATAATGGCAATGCGTGGGCAATTTCCTATCATCCAACTGCAAACAGTAATGCAAGTTATGTCACAAACACATTCAGTGGATTACAATATGCTTGGGACGGTTCACAATGGGTAAAAAGTTGGGAAGGAATCTACCAAGAAGGTCTCTGGTCAATCGTGATTTAACTGCTGTTGGTGCACTTTTTATAAGTCAAAAAACTGGTCGTGGTTTATTTCTGCTACGTGATCAAGATACTTACAGCAACACTTGGGGTTTAGTTGGTGGACAATTAGAAACAAGTGAAACTCTGTACGGTGGTTTAGTTCGTGAAATAGTTGAAGAAATTGGTTTTGAACCTAATATACAAAAAGTTTTACCATTAGAATATTTTCAAAGTCCAGATGGTCATTTTAGTTATCATACTTTTGTAGTGATTGTTCCACAAGAGTTTATACCAACATTGAGCAGTGAACATAAAGGGTACAGTTGGTGTTCGTTAGAATCAACACCTAAACCACTACATCCTGGTTTATACAATAGTTTGAATAATAAAATTATTAAAGAAAAACTTAAAACTGTTAGTGAATTATTAGAAATCACCTAATAATATTGCATCACGAACATTAGCTTCTTTGTAATTTGGCAATGATGAAAATTTATTATCAAAATTATAACTATGCTGTGTGCGAACACGAATAAATTGTGTGCTTCTATATATTCGACATACTTCATACAAATAATTTTGATGGACTTCATGAGTCCAATCATTACGATCATATCCTAAAGTATTTGCATAGACATTTAAGTTGTGGTTAGTATCACTGCCATCAAACCCAATTAAAAATACTTTTTTATGTCCGTCAAATGCGGCAAGATAAGCACCAGTGCTACCACTATCCATATAATAAAAATGTGGTATAAGATTTGCATCACGATATGTAACCCACATATCATTTGAAACAAATACTTTATTATAAATGTTTAATGGTATTTCACTAAAAAAGATTGGATCTTTTACAACATAATAATCTGCTGGTGTATCACGGTAAGCAGCATTACATGCATAAGTTGTTTTATAACCTTCAGCAACACGACGATTATTTGCGTTTATGATAAGTTGCATTTCTGGAGTTTTACGACTTAATCCATTACCAAGAACGATTGCACCTTCAACGCTACGGTCATATGGAAATTCACGTGGATTAACGAATAATGATTTCATAGCTCCATTTTCAACAAATGTAACTGGTTCACCTTTATAATCTCTACGATATTCAGCATAATTTAATTGTGGCATAGTATTATTTATGGTATTGCAACTTCACTTGGAAAGTCAGCAAGACTATATTTCATTTGGCTAAATTGTGTTGTAATATAACGACTATTTTGTGTATCAAGTGCATAATTTTCTAATTCAAAATCTGGCCAATTACCTTGTACTTTCCATGCTACATATTCTTGAAAATGACGATTTTCTGGATCTGGTGTAATATGCCATCCATCTTCATTATCTACAAGTGTTCCATGCCAAGTTAATGTATATTTTGTCATATTTTATATATCCGCATCTGCATAAAGTGTAACTGTTTGGTTGCTACCCCATACTAAACTTGTGCCTTGACTTGCAATACTTGCTGTATTAATACCCCATCCATCTACTGT